TATGATGCATGGTGCTTCCTCAGTAGGGCAGTTCGCATTGGTAGGAACCATTACAGGCTTCACTAATGCCACCACTGTCACTATCAGTTCCAGTGCAACAACCACTGTGTCTGGTACCAAGTTCTTCTGGGGTACTGATGATACAGCAGCTATTCAGACAACCATCAACAACGCTCAAGCTTTCGCGGCTATACACGGCTCCGCAGAAGTATTCACACCATCAGCAACTAATCAGTTCTATGTCATAGCTGGTGCATTGAATACTGCGCACAATGGGAATTCTCAGTTGTACATGGCACCTGTTGCCACGACCCTAAACAAGATTGGTTTGCTTTTCCGAGGTATTCAGAATGGTGCACTGCTTGAGCATTGGCAGCAGCTAGTTCCTCAGTTCTCCGGATCTACTTGGGTGTCCTTTGGTGTGTTCTCCAACTCCACCAATCAGGCTAATGCCATTAACAACAATGGAAATCCTTGCGTTATCGGTGGTCCTTCACAGCCCGGTGGTTATGGTGTATCCCCAGGTATCTTCTCCAACATGGGTGTGACATTCACCAACATGTCTATCCTGACAACTCACTCTACTAACGGTCTGGGTTACAGTGCAGGAGACATGAGTGGAATGTCTAACTGCGCCCTTATAGATTTTGGATATGGAACTACTGGAACAGTTCCTTCTGGAGAATTGAACTCTGGAGGCTCTTATGCTAATGGTCTTTCTATAGGTTGGTTGATGCCAGCTAATGGAAATAACGATATGTGCGAAGTCAGAAATCTGACATGTCATGGTGGTTATACATTCGGCTTCATGCCAACAGAGCACACAGTAATTGATACAGCACGTATTCTTTACTCCTGGTCAGGCTATTGTCCTGCTGGTTCTTACTTTGGTGGCGTAGGAGCAACACACGCCTTCTATGCTTCACAGCTTTCTATTGAAGCTGTAACAAATGTTGTCTGTGTGTTTGGTGGAGGTTCCGCAGGTATCGGACCATTCATTGATATTGTTCAATTGGACACAGAAGTTGGAGCACCAACATTTATTGACAGACAGTCTGGTGCTGCACTTACGTCCTGCCTTGGAACCATAAAGCTAACAGGTCTATATACTCCAGCAAATATCACCACCACACCAACTGGCCTAAAGATTATCAATGGCCAGAACGCTTATCCTATTACTACAAAGACAGCCAATTACACGGTTAATGTTGCAGACGATACAATTCTGGTAGACGCTACGTCTGGTCCAGTAACAATCACATTGATCTCTGCACAATGGACACCTAATACTTACACCATTAAGAAGATCGACTCCTCTGGTAATTCCGTAACTGTTGTGCCTCAAGCAGGTCAACACATTGATGGCGCTACCAGTGTCGTACTAAACACTCAGTACCAGCACGTAAAGGTTGTGCCTCAGGGCGGAATTAATACGAACTGGTTTATCGTCTAAGAGGTAATATGACAATTACGCCTATTGCAATTGGTTCCCTTAACTGGGGAACACCCCTAAACTCTATTCTTGTGCAGTTGGATACTAATACATCTAGCGTATTATCTTCCTCCCTACAGGCAGCTAATAATCTTTCTGACCTAACCAACGTTCCTGCGGCACGTACCAATTTGGGTATCACTGCTGGATCTGTTGTTGGAGGCAACAACTTCAACGTCAAGGATTATGGAGCGCTAGGTAATGGTGTGCAGGATGACACCTCATTCATTACCGCAGCGTTTACAGCAGCTTCCGCTGTACCAGGAAGTAGTGTGTTCATGCCTCCAGGTACTTACTCAATCTCCTCCCCATTGATCATTCCACCACAGGTGCGTCTACAGGGAACACACTCCTCCCACATTGACACTACTACGTGTTCTATCAAACCAACTGCTGGCTTTACTGGTGCTGCTGTTCTTCTTATGGTGGACCAAACTACTGGTGGTTATTCTCTACCATCCAACCAGCAGAGCATCATGAATATCACACTTGATTGTTCTTTGCTTACTGGAAATACTATTGACGGTATTCAGACTCAAGGGTTTGTTCACGGTATTATCGTAGAGGACGTACAGATTCGTAACGCGCCTAACCATGGAGTTGCTTTCGTATCCAACGGTTCTGGTATCTCTTACTCCCACCGTTTCACTCGCGTAGCTGTTTATACCTCTGGTAGTCACGGATTTTCTCCAGCTATTACTGACTGCACCTGGATTGACTGTGAAGCTATCGGCGTAGGTGGTAACGGATTCAACTTCTCAGGCTCCGCAGCTAATAGCCACTTCATTGGATGTCGAGCTGAGTTTGCGGGAGGAAGTGGATACAGCTTCAACGGTTCTTGGGGAACTGGCAACGGTTCTGGAGGTATGACCTTCACTGGTTGTTCTACGGATCGTAGCGTAAACAACGGACTCTCTATCAGCGCTACAGGTACGGTTCCGCTGATTTTTACAGGTATGATGCTTCGTCGTGATGGTTCCAATGGGACAGGTAACTCCATCAATGTCAATGGTGCGACTATTCCAGTAACCATTAATGGTGTAGCTATTCACCCAGGAACTAACGATGATGGTTCTGGAACAGCTTCCCCAGTTACCGCAGTAAGCGTAACCAATGCTACTTATGTGAATATTGCCACGGGTTGGATTCATGGAATCACCAATACTATTACTAATGGTGGAGGAAATACAGCATTCCGTATCGGTCCTAATGTGGGATTGGCTACAGGAACTACTGCGAGCCCTACATATAACAACAACAACCCATGGGGAACAGATAGTGGTTCCACCTTCACTGCTGGTCTGGTAGCCAACGACCAGACTGGTATCAAGGTAACTCAGGCTTCTACGTTTACCAACTTGAACAATGGTCTAGTAGAACTAACCTCAGGTAACTCAGGACTGGATTACATTATCAAGTCCAGAGTATCTGGAGATACCAATTCCCGTTTCGGTTTGAACACCTCTGGTCAGTTGAACCTGGGACCAGGTAACGCTACTTTCGATACGAATCTTTATCGTTCTGCTGCTACAGTTCTTACTACGGACAATAACCTATCTGTAGGCGGTAACGCTCTAGGTCTTGTCAAGCCTACTGCACACAGCATGATTGCGTGGACGTATGATCCTGCACACTGTATTGCTGGTAAGGCTGGTACTGCCCAGACTATGTACCTTGCTGCAATCTACGTGAACCGATCCACTACCGCTACAAAGCTGTACTGGGGAATCAACACAGCAGGTGCAACCATTACTGCTGGACAGAATTTCGTAGGTCTTTACAACTCCGCAGGAACACAGCTTGCCAGCGTAGGTGTAGACGCCAGAGTAACTACAACAGGTCCGTTCACTGAGACTATCAGCGCTGCGGTAACCCCAGGTCTGTATTGGGTTGCCTTCCTGTTCAATGCAACGACAATGCCTCAGGTATATCGTGCACAGGACTTGAACGGTGCCTTTATGAATCTGGGTATCTCATCAGCGGCTAACTACAGATTCGCAACCAATGGAACAGGGCTATCAGCTCTACCATCTACCATTACACCTTCAAGCAATGCCACGGCTCAGTTCTCCTACTGGGCTGCAATTGGCTAAGGAGAACAATGTTTATCTTCAATGAAGACAGAGCAATGAAGACCAAGTTCTCCAACCTTGTTGTACCTGACGTTAACGCTCCAGATACCGGACGACCCGTACAGGTCATCTGGTTGGACCCTGACGTTGAGCTTGTCAACCTGACCTATCCCTCAATTGTTATCTGCAATGTAGGTCTGTCATACGACGCAGAGAGGGCTGGGTCAGGTTGGTATCAGCTACCGTATACACCTGAGCAATTCGATCAGTGGATTAACGATAGCAATCTGGATGTGACTAATAGCCCTTACTGGGCTTTCACTCCAATCCCGTATAATATTGATTATCAAATAGAAGTCCTGTCTAGAACTAACAATCATTCGACATTACTCACAGCAGTATTGTCCGGTCCGGATTTTCTAAGCGTACGACATGGCTACCTAGCCATTCCGGAAGACGGTACGGTGCGTAGAATGGATCTTATGGCAGGTCCAGAGAGACAGAATACTCGCGATGCAGATGGTAAGAGATTATTTCACAGTGTCTATACCGTTCGTGTATCTACTGAACTCCTACCGGTAGAGATCAATGCATACCAGCAGGTTCAGAAGACTGTCAACACTGTCAACGTTCTGCCACCACAAAACTAGGAGATATAAATGCCTTATCAGCGTCCTGGCGTATACGTAAATACGCTCTTGACCCCGATTACGACCGGAAGTACTTCTCCCGGACAATCTACCGCTGCCTTCGTAGGGGTCCACACACAGGGACCAACTGTCCCAACTCTAGTAAAGTCCTGGAATGATTTCCAGAATCTATTCGGTGGCTTCGGAAATGCTACAGCTTCCAGCTCTATCAACTACTTGCCTTTTGCGGTATGGCAGTACTTCCAGAACAACGGTAACCAGGCGTATGTCGTTCGAGCAACTGCATCTGATGCTGTGGCTGCTACAGAAACTCTGAATGACCGTGAGGCTGGAACCGGAGCTATCCTTTCTCCAACAGGTCTAGGGGCTGTAGCTGGTGGAACTACTACACCTTCCTACACCTATGAGTACACCGTAACCGCTGTAAAGTCTCCTGGTGAGACCAACGGTTCTGTACCTGTTCAG